GCATGGGGTTATGATGATTTGCTAAAGGAGATCCGCGAGTTCTATGCTTGGCTGATCGGAATGGAACCATTCAAACACATTGCCTCAGAGGGCGGAGCGCCATATGTTGCGGAGACAGCTTTACGGTACCTTTACTTGGAAGCGGATGCTGACGCCAATGAATTAGAGAGGTACATACGGAGCTATGAACAGAGGTTGAGCGAGATTAAAGCTGAGGAAATGGTGATGTTCCAGTCTGGCACGGAAGATGCGGGCAGTGAAGAGGAAAAACGCAAGCGCGCCGAGGAGAAAGCCAAGCGAGAGGCGAACCAGACCTCAAGCTCAAAGCATGGAGAAGATGTCAACGCCTCCACAAAGGGAACATACATCATACCGAGGCTACGACGTATGACGAAAATGCGGACGCCTAAGTTTGGAGGCAAGGAACTGTTGAATTTGGATCACTTGTTGTCATACAAGCCAGATGAACTTGAACTATCAAATACTCGGGCAACTCAAGCACAATTCAACCGTTGGTGTGCGAAGGTTATGGAGGCATACCAGGTGAAGGAGGATGAGTTCAGGATCATAGCGAATGGCCTGATGGTCTGGTGCATTGAGAGCGGGACATCACCAAACATTAATGGCAACTGGATCATGATGGACGGCCAGGAACAAGTTGAGTACCCTTTGAAGCCGGTGGTCGAATTCGCCAAGCCAACGCTTAGGCAGATTATGGCACATTTCAGTGACGCAGCGGAGGCGTATATTGAGATGCGTAACGCTGAAGAACCCTATATGCCGCGCTATGGGTTGATTCGTAACCTGACGGACATGAGCTTAGCACGGTATGCATTTGATTTTTACGAAGTGCACGCCCGCACTCCAGTGAGAGCACGTGAAGCGCATATGCAGATGAAGGCCGCGGCACTCCGCGGCAGCACATCACGTCTGTTTGGGCTAGATGGAAACGTGGGCGACGCGAACGAAGACACAGAGCGGCACACAGCGGATGATGTCAACCGCAACATGCATAATTTGATGGGTTTGAAGTTGTAGGACGTTAAGTATTACTCCTTAATTAGTTAACGCTGTAAACGTCCAAGGTTTTCGGAGTTCTAGAACCAAATCAGTGTGGTGTACCACCTTGTGTCTAGAATGATGAGAC